TTCTTCTAGTGTCAGAGACATAATCGACTAATTCCTTGAGCGTATTCAGATCGTACCACAAAATGTTATTTTTGTCGCACCACTGAGCCATAGTATTTTTGGTACTTTTACTTACTTTTTGGTGGGGTTTCATAAGTACGAAGATAAGTTTTTGATTGCTTCCAAGGCAGTTAGAGATTGAGCGATACTTCTGGGTGTCTCCTGCTCTAAAGTACCCTTTGCATTCGATGTAGTACGTTGTCCCACCGTTTTCATAAACAAAATCTGGTGTGTACTTTCTTTCGATTCTGTACGGCACTTGGCACGATTCATACGTAAAGCCAAATGGTTGTAACTGCTTCGCGACATCTTCTTCAAACCCCGATCTAAATTTACTTGATTTCGATTTCTTGGACCTGCGGCTCATTAACTACCTCGACTAAGTAACGTGGACCGTTAGCGTAGGCAAAGCCTCGAACGTCAGGCCAACAAACTTTCTTGTAAGGGCAGTAAGAGCAACCTACTGCCAGCTTCATGTTACCGCTCTTGCCGTCTGGGACAGGCTCGTGGCAATGTTCTGGAGGTTCCTCTTGCTGCACCACTTCTTTGATGTGGGCTATACGTTCTTCGACGTCGTAACCGATCTTGGCGTGAACAGGAGCCTGTGTATCCTCAGAGTCGTACATGAGGTACGTCAGGTGTCCGTTCTGTTTGTCCATCGCTAACCAACCAAAACGGCTGTCTCCTCCCTCTGAATGTGCATAACCCTTAATTTGAGCAACGTAACCAAACGGGTCGTCAAAAGCCAAACTTCCATCCTTGAATTTCTTAAACCCAAAAGTGGACACAGACTTAACATCAGTGACAACACCATCAATCTTACAGTCCATAGACCCTGTAATGCCCGAAACCTCACACCTCTTTTGTTCATCAGTAACCTCGTGTCCTGCTAGTTTAGTCAAGAACAACAGCATTTCTTCGATCAAGTGTCCGTACATAAACTTAACGTGTGTGTTAGGCGTCAGTTCTTCAGCGACTCCAGGATTATTAACCACGTTCCACAAGTAGCGGTCATCACGCCCGATGTTTGACATTCGTAGTGTTCGACCGTCACGTTTCTCTGTGAATAAGTTTGCCATGAGCCGCTTACAGTTCTCACCAAAGCGATCAATTTCGTCGTACAGATCGACACCCTCTGGTACTTCTTTAGAAGCAACAACAGAGTATATATCGTTTACTAAACTGTAGATGTTGTTCATTCTTCGTGCTCCACCCAGCGGCACTTACGGGTTTGTCCGTTGAACTCTACGATTTGTACACGTAACAGTTTCTGTTCGTCTGTTCGTGAGTGACCGTATTTTGTATCGGTGTTCTTGGATTTAACGTCGATGAACACAGGAACCCCGTTCTTAAGAGCAATCATGTCAATAGACCCAGTGCAACCAGCGTTACGAAACACTTCGTAGCCCTCGTCCCACAACCAAGTTGTTACGTAAAACTCAGCGATGTCGCCCAATCTGTTAGTGTCCGTTATTTGATTCGCCATCTTCGTTTCTCCTATCAGTGAGTTTCTGCCCATGTGTTTCCGACTTTGAACTCTCCGTCGAGAGGACACTTGAGTTGAAATGAAATGCCAGCCGCCTTAATGCACTCGACTGCGAGCCAGCCGAACTTCTCTGCTTGTTTTGTAGCCACCTCCGATTGTATCTCATCATGTACGTTTCCCACAAACTTGTAATCTATTCCGTGCTTGTCAGCAAACTCTTCCAGAAGAACCAACGTCTTTTTCATAACGATTGCGCCTGCTGCCTGAAGTAAAGTATTCAGTGCACTATGCTCGGATCGAACCCAGAGTTGTCGTCCGTCGAGTCCTCTGAGATAACCTCGCCTAGCCTTCTCGACAACTCTACTTCGTAAATCTTCAAGAGAAGGTGTGTTTCGTAGAAAGCGCTTCCTAAGGCGGTTGCCATCTGCTGCGTCTCCTCCGACGATATTTCCGATCTTTGGATCACCTGCTCCGTAGAGGAAAGCATATATGAAAGTCTTTGCCTGAGGTCTTGTCTCAAGTCCCGCAGCAAGCTGATTTCTGGTGTGAATATCTCCTCCAAGGAGAGCATCTGTAAACTCCTTGTCGCCCATGTAGTGAGCGAGCATCCGTAGTTCTAGTCCGCTGGCATCAACACCAACCAGCTTGTAACCTTCTGGTACAGTCCAGCAAGACCTGCACTCCTCTCCGTACTCTGAGTTAATAGAAGGAACCTGTGCCATGTTAGGGCTTTGGTGTGTCATACGTCCTGTTATAGCTCCGTTAGTAATGACGCGGCCGTGAACCCTGCTATCCTCTTGAACGTGTGTCAGCCAGGAATTTACCTGTGCGTATCTCTTCTGGAGCAAGAGGTATTCCAAGACTTGTTCCGCTTCGGAGACATGATGATTCTCCTTAAGCGTCTTCTCATCAACCACAGGTTTGCCTGTCGCAGTGAGTTCCGTCCATATCGCACCCTTTTGAGAAAGTCGTTCTGCAATTTGCTGGCGGGAGCCAACGTTGAATACAGTGACCTTATCCTTAAGTCGTTTACCCGTTTTCTCTGAGTATCGCTCCTCAATGATCGGTGGGAAAATATCCTGTAGGTGTTGTTCGATTTCATTCATACGCTCCCTGAACTTGGCACATAAGATGTGGCAGAGGCGTTGATCTAGCAACCAGCCGTTACGCTCTTGTCCTTGTACAATCCACTGCACCTGATGTTCTAGGTCTATGCTGTCTTGTGAAAACCCGTTTAGTTCGATCGACAACTTTTTGTACACAGCTTCAGTTAACTCCACGTCTCGGACGCAGTAGTCAACCATCTCTGGTGTAAGCTGCGACCAATCCTCGTGGTCGCCTTTAGTAAAGTTTAAAGTGTTGCCCCAGTTCCGCAGGGAGTGTCCACCAGACCTACTAGGATCGGCTAACCTAGAAAGAACGAGTGTATCAACGATGCTGTCCCTGTCAAAAGCAACATCCCAAAGGCGACCCAAAACAGGTACGTCGAAACCGATTCCATTGTGGAAAACCCAACTTGTATTTGGGTGATCCGATACATACGCTTTGAAATCTTGCTCATTGAGTATCACCTCGTTTTGTCCCTTGTATCGGCAGACTACACACCAGATAGTTGTGGCGTCCAGACCGTCAGTTTCAATGTCACAGAAGACTAGGTTAGTCACCTATTTGGATTCCTATTTACATACGTATCTATAAATTGGTAAACGTCTTTGCTTCTGTACCACTTTTGTTTTCCTTTTACTCGCCATTTACCTGTAGTAGATACGTAATAGTACTTACCTTTAACTAAAAAAATAGCGTCGGTAGTTTCAACATAAGGAAGATGGTTTTCTTCAAACGCCAACATAGCTAAGATTCTATCGCTGTCTGTATTCTTTGGCGGGCCAGCGCCATTATCACTAGCAACCCAGCGATCATATGCTTCACTATATCTTTGCTGTGCCTTAACCAAGGCGCTTTTAAGGTTTTCTATGTCACTCAAAACTCTGTCTCCGATTCTTTGTGGATAACCGCTGTTGAGTTTTGCTCTAAGTACCAGACAGGCAGCATAGTCATAAGATCGCCTCGCCCCTCTCGTCTGTACAACAGGAACTCGCCTCTACCTAACTCTTTACACCTGTCCCGTAAGTCGTCAATAACGTCTTCAGGGTTAACCAAGATAAAGCGGTCCTGTAGTTCAAAAGCAATCAGTCTCGGTACTTCGTTAGGTATGCCCCATCCTTTACCGCTCTCCCACTTAGGCGGTCGCTTGACAGTCTTTAGCTCGTACCAGTGGTAATCGTTTTGTACTGAACCGCTCCGACTCAACCGTTTTTGGGCTTTGACATCTATTCTCCCGTACTCGGAGTCTAACACATCCCAGTGCTGCTTGATGTCTTCCTCCTTTGTGGCCTTCCGAACTATTTTGTCTCCTCGTAAGTTTATGAACTTTTGTTCTGCTGTGTTGCCCTCTACAACCGAATGAAAATTTCTCAAAACTCTGACTCCAATGGTGTTGGGTTGGCACACTCGTGGATACGTCCTGTGAACTTGTCGTACCGTAGCCAACACGCTGGTCCTGTCTCTCCTGCGTAACGGTTCTTGAGAATCCTGACGCACGTAGTATTCCTTACGTCTTCGTCCTCGTGTTGCTGGTTACGCTCCATGCCGATCACGATGTCTGACAACTGTGCAATGCTCTGGCTACCACGTAAGTCCTGTAGACTGATCCTGCCTCCGTCCTCGTGTGCAGTCCCAGAGGTACGCTTCAGGTGAGACACTAGGAACAAAGTAATCCCTGTCTCTGCCACCAGTGTGCGTAGCTTGGTCATAATCTCGTCTATGGCTTTCCGTTCGTCCCCGTTCTCTTGAGAAGAAACCACGATGGAGAGGTGGTCGAGGATGATGTATCGACAGTCACAGGCCTTTGCCATGTGCCGTACTCTTGAAAGAAGTTCGTCGGCAGACGTTGACCCCCAGTGATCAAACAGGTAGTAACGTCCAGAACCCATCGTTGCTTCCCAGTAAGGCCTAAGCTCATCAACAGGCGTGTCTTCCTCCAAGTGTAGTCGCCTAGATGCTGCCACCGACATAATTCCCAGAGATGTTGTTGCGACGTCTTCCTCCAGTGCAAGTACACCGATGTTGGCGTCTGTGCGTTGGAGCAAATCGTACTCAAGTTCTCTGATAAACTGGGACTTTCCCATACCACTACCGCTGGTGATAGTGACGAGTTCATACGGTCTATGTCCTCTCGTGATTGTATTTAATCCGTCCCACGGGTACGGGATACTCTGTACCTGTCTCTTGTTTACCAGAGCGTCCCAAGTGTCAGACCCAGCAACGATGCCGTCAGGCCTGTAAACTTTAGCGTCCCACCAGGATTGTGTGAACTCTTGAACTCGGTTAGCCACCAGCATCTCGCTGGCGTCTTTGAGAGGTAGTCTACAAATCTTCAGCTTGTTAGGGCTGAACAGATCCTTGACTTGTTCCAGTGCTATCTCGCCTGCCTTGTCTTGATCAAAGCAGATCACCACGTTGTCGTAGCCTTCCAGCCACTCTAGGTTCTGCTTGATTTCCCTTGCAGCACTACTAGCCCCAGACCTCAGGCTGACCACATCGTACTTCTGCCCGAACATCTCGTACACAGATAAGGCGTCCAGTTCACCTTCGGTGATCGTGATGTACTTGCCCGTGCCTCGGCAGTGCTTCTGTCCGAACAAGCCCACATTGGTCATGTTGCCTGAACAGACAAACTGCTTGCCCTGAACGATGCGTTGTTTAGCGCCAACTAGCTCGCCTGTATCACGGTCATAGTAAGGGTAAAAATGTGAGGCAACCTTGCCGTCAGGGGCGTAGTGAATCGTTACTTGGTAGTTCTTGCAGGTTTTCTCGGAGATTCGCCTGTCAGCTATACCAGCAACTACGCCGCCCATGTTCAGGTTTGATGGTATCTCTTCTTCGGTTTCCGTTTCCTTTCCTCCGTTTACGTGATAACCACAATCAGGGGTGAAACAATGCCGCCCACCATCAGAGTAGACGGCACAGTTGTCCCTACTGCCACACTTCGGACACTCATCGTGTCGTAGGAACGTGGGCTTCATTTAGAAGTCAACCGCTTCTGAAGCCATCTCCTCTGCTTCTTCGAGCACCCGCACAGCGTTCAGGTAAGTTGAAACACCGTGAACTGGGTGTTCTTGGCCTAGCTTGAACAACAGCCGTACCTTTGAACCTCGGGGTACTTCACGGCGGTAAGGGTTGTTCTCAGCATCAATGACCCGTAAGTCGTACTTGGATGAAAACTTTCGTTGCTTTAGGATCTCGCCATCGTTGTCGTATTCCTTGATCTTCACACCTTTTGACGACAGGCTCTGCGCTACGTCCTCAGGCATGGTGATGGTCATGGAAAACTTACCAGTAGACTGTCCGTTGTAAACATCGTGCTCAGTTACGTGGCTGAAAGCTACAACACCTTCGATAGTTTGCTCTGACATAAGTTACTTTCCTCTTTGATAGTTTGCTCCCTCTCGGGACGCAGGCGAGTCTACACCCCAAGAGTAACTTTGGAGTGCAAACAGTGAAATATTCACGAAATTAGTTAGGCTTCACGCTTAACGGCGTCTAAGGTGTTTTTAACACACAGTTCCTGCATGGTCCTGAGAGCCTCAGAATAGCTCATAGGGCGATGTTTTGTAAAAGGAATACCCCTCCAAGGGTCAAGCCTCTCAATTCGATTACAGAGGTCTACAGAGGCTTCTCGACCTACTACAGCACACGTAAGCAGCCCAGAGTCTACGATGTAAACATCCACCAGTTCACTTTCTTTAGTAGTCATAAGAATACCTATGTTAATAATTAATTAATATACTTAAGTTAGTCTTTAGTTATACTTAAGTATATATTACGAATGTTGTCATCGAGTTCAAGTAGGTCAACGTCACTCATTTCGGTAGTAGTACCGCTATCTTCACTTGAAACTAGCGTGTCTAAGTTCCAAGAGGCTGCAATGGATGCCTGAAGGCAAGGTACACACAAGTCCCAGTGCTTGCCTCTCTGATCAGTTCTGTTTGTTTCCCAGTTTTCCAGGAATTGGTCACAAGCCCTACATTTCATTGCTAAAGTCCCTCCCAAAGAAACCTTCCCATTCGCTCTCTAGTTTACTGTAAGACCACTTACGGTAGTAAGCGTAGTGGTCTTCAAGTGTGCTGTTGTCGCCTTCGTAGAGTCTAGCAGACCAGAAAGACCACTCAGCCATGTCAGAGAGCATTATTTCGTATTGTGGGTCAAAATCTACCATAGCTCTTCGTTCTTCCCTTCTAAACCTTTTCCCTCATCTCGCCAAGTACCGTCAACGAGATCCTTGAAGGCATCCAACTTGCCAGAGTTTTTTAGTTTACGCAAGGCTCTGTTTTCAATTTGTTGGACTGCTGCCCTAGAGATTCCTAAAGCCTCGGCAACTTCTCTCTGGGACATTCCGTGTCGCCTGCTCATACCTCTCGCCCCCACCAATCAGCGTAATCTGCTGCGCTTCTGTCAGCGTTGCCGATCTCATCGATAATTAGCTCTTCGAAGTAGTCCATATTAACTGAGCGAGTCATGTTTACCCCGTCGATTAAAACGGTATCAATTTCAAATGTGTTGTCGTCGTTTAGCGTCCAAGTCACAACAGCATCTGCCGTCATAAAGTCGCTGTCCACTTGTACGTCCATTACGTGTTGTCCGAAGTAACGTGCCATATAAGCCTCCGTTGATTGCTTTGCTACTTGTAAAAGGTTCATCGTCTTTGTTCCTTCTGTTGCTGTTGTACGTGTTCAATGTCTCGCAGTTCTAATTCTCCCACGATTCCCAACAGAATTACAAGGGCTATCGTGGCAATTAAAGCGCTGATGTGTTCTCCGATAGTTACAGGCATGGTTCAGTCTCCTTGTGTAAGTTGAGCACTGTTCGACAGTTCATAGAGTACATGGCGTAAGCAAAGCCTCTAGGCGTAAGGCTTCGGATGTATTTAGTTCGGGCAGACTTACCCCCAAGTTTCAGAAATCCAGGATTTTCCTGCTGCAAGGGTGCCAAAGGATGCTTCGAAGGCATCTCAAAGCCGTTACCCGTCCAAAGGCACGTCTTCTTGTTGTACCTGTCCTGCTCAGGGATAA